CAATAGTTTCAAGTGTTACCGCAAATGCACCTCAGTTTTCGGCCAACATTGCATCTGTGCCTAGTGTTTCTGCAAACTTGTCCAGTGCAATCTCTTTGAGGTCATCGCTGCAAGCAATTTCTGTTGTGTCTCTGAGTTCTTTGAACATTCCAATATCTCTAAGAGCTTCAATTGTCTCGCAAAGTACCATTTCTGGAGACTTAACATCTGTACAGGTAATTCCTATGTTCACACCGAGTGTTGCAAGAACGATTAATGTATTAGCCACGTCTCCTGTTTTTACAGGAGGCAAGTGGTGGACTCTAACGGACCCAAAAAAGCCTCGCGGTTCAAAAGACCCTGACGCTGTTATTGACATTACGTTTGATTGGTCTACTTGGTTGGATGATATTAGTGCTGACGCCAATAACCCTGTAACTATTTCTGATGTTACGTTCACAGTGAATGGAGTTAGTAGTGTGGGGAGTTTTTCTGACGGTACTAAAGTGACAGTATTCATCTCTGGTGGCACTCCCAACAGTGCAGCTACGGTTGCGTGCAGAATAAAAACTCTTACAACACCTCAACGAACAGATGAACGTACAATCTATATTGACATTGCGGATGAATAATGAACTCTTGCAAAGTATATGTAGTAAATGCGGCTCTTGACAGAAACGACGTTACTTTTGCAACCAAGCCGAATGCACAGCTTCGCGCTGTGCCTTATGGCACCACAACTAAGCAGATTGTTCAGGTGGATGATACGCCGGTTGGTTTTTCTGTGTACGACATATCAACAAGCATCATTGCTGACATCACAGGAATGGCAATCTTTATTACGGTTGGCAGGGGTGGGGAAACTCTTGTAGAAGTCAAGGGGAAAGTGAATTCTGACATCAAAGGTCTTGTATCTTTTGTGGTTACAGGCTTGGATAACGGTTTCTACTCTTACGACATCTCTGTGAGAGCAAACAACTACACTCAAAGTATTCTCAGTGGTTCGTATGTTGTTAAGAAGTCGTAAAATTGACAAGATAGTGCGACGATGCTATAATTCTTTTCTGTAAGGGAAGTGTATGGGAAGTTTTACAGATTCTCTAAAAGCCAACATCACAAGAGTACAAACAGAAGTTAACTTCAAGATTAACGCTGTTGCCTATAATCTCTTCACCCGCATCGTAAACAACTCTCCCCATGTTGGTGACGGCCCTTATGTAGCGGGGCATTTTGTTGCCAACTGGTTCCCTGCTGTGAACAGCTTTGATACAACCATCACTGGTACGACAAGTAATGGCAGTGATAGCTTAGCAAGAATTGAAAGCATCATCAAGCCAAGTACAGCGTTCTTTCAGAAGGATGGGTACGTAAGCTTATCTAACAATCTCAGTTACGCTCAGCGTGTGGAATTCCTTGGATGGCCTGCTGGCAAAGACCCAATTAGCGGTTGGACTTGGACGGGTATGCGGAGAGTGTATGCACCTGTGGCTACAACCTTTGCCTTCATTAAAGGAGAGTTATGAATATTAGACAAGAAGTAGAGAGTGCTATCGCAGCATTCGCTTCTGCACAAAGCTCTGCGATCCCTGTAGCGTACGAAGGTGTAGCTTTCAACAAACCTACAGGCTCTCCCTACCTGCAAGTGGTGTTTCTCAACAATGCTATTACAAACGCTACGGTGGACGCTGAAAGACAACGTGTTTATGGTTCATTCCAAATTATGGTCTATGTACCAGATGGTAAAGGGATGAAGCAACTTGATACGCTTACTGGTGCAATCTCTGAATTGTTCCCCGTATATGACAAAAGTAAGTATAGCACATTCAGTGTAGAGCAGCCTGCAAATATTAGCCCACCTATGACAGATGCGGCGTTTAGGGTTGCTGTTGTACGAGTGCAATATAGACAAGAGTTTTAAGGGCTTCTAGCTCACAACAAGAATACGGTTAGAAGCCGTATAACAAGCATCTTTTGCAAAAGACAACTTAAATTTAAAGGAAATACAAATGGCTGGTTCTCTCGCTACTACATCTGCTACTACAAAGCTTTATTATACTGCAACACTTCCTACCACATACGACAATTCTGGCTACACGGCGCTGACGGGATGGGTTCTCATTGGCGAAGTTTCGTCGCTGGGAACTTACGGTGGTAAAACATCTGTCCAAAAGCATGTGCCGATCGACACTGCTACAGTTGTTAAGCGCGCTGGTTCGGTTGACTACGGTACGATGTCGATCACTGCGGCACGCCACAAAGGTGCCGACATCACCGCACTGACGACTGCATTCGCCGCTCGCACTTCTGGTGCTTACAAAGTTGTCCTGCCTACTGCAATTGGCGATACGGACTACTTTACTGCAATTTGCACGTCGATTCAAACAAATATTGGCAACGCAGATCAGATTCTCCAGAGCAATATTGAACTGGAGTTGGACAGTGCGGTAATTACAGTAAGCGCACCGTAATACCAGAGGGTATCTGCCCTCTTTTGTAGGGGTACGTTGGGAAACGCCCTCTGCAAAATGCAACAAGAGATATG